CAAGTTCTTGGATGAAGTCGATGCCAAGGTCGCAGCTCTTAACAAGATCATAGGTGAATAGAATGTCCAAAATTATTAAAGAAATCAGCTGCACAGTCGGCCAATACACAAACGCCCAAGGCGAACAGAAATACCGTTCCCAGCGCATTGGCTCAATTATCGAAACCAAAAACGGTCCAATGCTCAAACTGGACGTAATCCCACTCAAGGAAGGTTCTTGGGACGGGTGGGCATACATTAACGACCCACGGCCCAAGGATGAACCCAAAGCCATGCCACCGCTGCGCCCCCAATATGACGGGTTGCCAGACGATCCATCCGACGATGTGCCGTTCTAACTTTAATCAGGGGATTTCAAATGAGTAAAATCGACGCAGTATTTGCACATTTAAAAAAGAAACGTTCAATCACTAGCTGGGAAGCGATTACTTTGTATCGTGCGACACGCTTGGCCGATATTGTCTACAAACTCAAGAATCAAGGTTTTGACATTGAAACCGTCTTGATTGAGTCTAAAGGCACTCGTTTCGCACGATATTATTTACATTAAGGTACATTGCCACCAACCGGATAACTTGCGCCCACGGGTGCTTGTGTGAACGCCGTTTCGCCAAGCACAACGTGGTTGCCAGTCCACGGTGACTCCATCACAGGCCCGTGGCAGCTTGCCAAAGTCACACCGTTTACTTGCTTGGTTTGTTTGTCGCATAAAAACGACCACATATTGCTCATGCCCGTTGTTGGTGTATTTCCAACCTTAAACGAACGAAACACCGCAGGCTGCACAGTCCAATCTGGTGCTTGAGGGTATGCAGTCAATGGTGGCACTCCAAACAAAGACCAGACTTTGCCTTTCGGTGCATTGCACGATCCTTGCATAAGATTCATGTTTGCCACAGCATCGCCAGTGAGCACCGGACAGACCGCTACGCCCTCTTTAAATGTCTTTCCTTGGACGGTTATGGTCTTGCCAGTGAGAGTCGTTGGCGAGGCTGCACAAAGTGCGTATTCGCCTTTGCAGACTGCTATTGTCTGAGCCTGGGCGTTAAATGTCAGCAAGAGGAGTACAAGTAGTTTTTTCATTATGTCACCATTGAAGATGCTTTGATTTTAACAGCCGCAACGCGGTTTATCCAACCTTTGCCGAACACCCCAAAAGTGTTCAGACTGCGGTAAAAGTCCTCTTTGGCTTGGCTAAACTTTTCGACAAGCTCATTTTCTGGAATAGCCTTTACAGCGGCCAAAGTAATTGGGCCGATCCCACCGTCAGGCGTTACCCCCACGGCAGTCTGCAAAATCTTGGCAGAACGCCCACAGCCAGCGTTCACAGCAAAATCAAACACCAGATAGTCAATACCACTAGGTAAAAGATCACAATGGCAAGCATCCCAAAACTTGCGTTTGTAGAGCGGTTCGACCATTTCAGAGGTCAGGCTACGCATCTCTTTCTCGTTGGACTCACGCCCAACCCACTCTTCCCAAACACGCTGAGTAACTCCAAGGTTTGTCCGTCCACCGGGATCGGACGGGTGGTGAACGTATCCGCCCTCTGAGGCAAGCATTAACTCAAACGATTTCTGCCAGTTATCAATCATTTTTTCTGTGCGTAGAACAGGGTGCGATCACCGAACAAGTAGAAACCCACGGCAGACGCAAAGTTGTTGACGGCAGGGCTGTCTTGACCTGTCACCATCATAAACGCCCAAGTACCAAGCACAACAGCGGCTACGCCTGGGCGCATGAGGCGCACAATTGCTTCAACCCACGGATAGGTAGTGCCGTTACCCCCTGCGCTGTTCATCGCTTGAAACATCGCTAGGTCGGTCTGACGCATCTGCGTGTATTCGCCGATGTTGGTGGGCTTGTATACGTCAGTCTGGATAAACCGACCTATTAGAGACTTACCGAGATCAACGGCAAGCGGCCCAAGTGCTGCGAGGATAGTTAGCGGGTCCATTAAAACCTCACATTTTTAAACCAAACTACTGTGCGCCAAAAACACGCCTTGAACGCCTCCCACTTTGTTTTTATCCAGTTCATTTGTCCACCTTCCCATCTAGCTTCTCAAACAACTTGTCTAGCAACACCTCAATTCGGTCAAACCTTTTGTCCATGTCAGCCTTGAAGTTTTCAATTTCAGACTTCTTGACGTAGTTTTCGCTCATGCTCAGACGAATGGCAGACACATCATTTTTCAGTTCGTTGACTGAATCCCAAAGCTGGCGAGCAAACCAGCCACCAACGCCGAGTAATGCACCCGCCCCGATATTGATGATAGTTTGCCAATCCATCACATACCTTCGCCTTGGACGATATAAACCGTCGATGCAGCTGTGGCCAGACCGGAAAAGAACGCCACACGCCCAAAGCGTAAGACTTCGACAGCACCAGGCGCAAGCACGATGGCAGGCGATGGATCACCAGCTATAGGAGCGACAGCGTTTGCCGCAGCTGCCGCCGCAGTCTGACCAATACCTAAGAAAACAAAATTATTGCTTGAATTGATAATCCGATACTGACCTGTGCTTTGAGCATCAAACTTTGATGCAACCAATGCTTGCACGCCAGACGGTGGGGAAGCAGCAGCAGCGACCACAACGGTTTCGCCTAACGGTCCGAATGCGATTTGACTATTTGTTGACATAATTTACTCCTGTGTAACTACATCAGGTGAAACCCAAGGTAGTGGTGTTGGTGTTGGTTCGGGAATAGCCGCTTGTGCAATCAGAGCATCAACTTCGGATTCCATCGCTGCTACACGGTCTGCACCCAATCCGTCTTGTGTCCACTGGATAGCTTCAGCTTGAGTAATGTCTGCGTAGGGGATGAAGTTTGATGCGTCAGCGGGTAGGAGGTTAACCGAGTATGTTACCGATTGACCAGATTCAGCAATGGTGAAGTTTGACATCACCACGGTATCTGGCTCTGGCGTATTCGTTGTCGAGAGCGAGTTGATTGTCCATACTTTCATAGTTGCACCATTAAAAATAATTGATTAGTTTTCATTTAAATTATTTGATAAGTAACATGAAACGCATAAATAGAACTTGCTACGTTTACCGCCGTGAACCTAAACTCAAATTGAGCACCAGCTGTGTCTCCAATGATAGAACCCTGATCCGATTGACCAGACGTTACCGTAGCAAAAGTTCCGCTTGCCTGTCGGCCTGAACTAAATGTACTGGCAATAGGCAAAGTCATTTTCATATTGCAAGCACCTGCAGCAGTCGGATCAATAGTGACTTGACCCGATACCGTCACCACGTTTCCAACTCGCATATATTGACAAGCCGCAGCAGTGGAAGATGCAATGTTTGTTGTGTTTGTCAAACTTGGTGTATAAGTTCCGCTAAATACATTACCGTCCGATGCTGCTGGTGCTGTAACTGCTGTGCGAGCAATAGATAAGCCAGAAGTAGCTGAGACTGTTCCTGTGCCTTTAGCCGATAAAGATAGGTTAATGTTGGTGTCTGAACCTGCGGCAGCTAGTGATGGCGCGGCAGTGGTTACCGCACCGGACGCATCCACATAATTTACGGAACTTGCAACAGGCGTAGCTCGTAAGGATTCTGAGCCAGGGGCTGCGCCTAGGGAGATTACGCCTGTGGAGGCAAGCACCATAGATGTGGCCGATGCGTTAGTTCTAAAAGTGTGTGAAGCTGCGTAAAAGTGAGTCTCTACATAAGCTCCCGCAGAACGATTGAAAGATTGAATATATGTTCCTACGCCGCCGCTGGGATTATTTGTAAAAAACTCAAACCCCGCCGCACCAGCATTGGATACATTTAACTTTCCTTGTGGTGAAGTAGTACCTATTCCCACGTTGCCGCTGCTGTCGATGCGCATACGTTCTGAGCCAGCCGTGCTAACGGCAATCGTATCAGCAGCAGGAAACCAAACGCCTGTATTAGTATCGCCTGTGGTAGTGATAGCAGGTGTTGCAACAGCACCAGCAGCGAATGTAGCTACGCCGCTTACCGACAAGTTTACAAAGTTACCGTCAGCACCGCCTTCAACACGTTGCCAAACTGATCCGTTGTAAGTCGCTAGATCACCAACGCCCCAATTGCTGATGCCATCTAGTGTGGTTGAGCCTGCAACCGAGACTACATAATAGTCACCTTTCGTGCCGACACCAGATGTTAGCGTTGGTGTGTTTGTAGAGGCGTTCCATGTGCCTTTGTAATTCAATGCACCAATTGCGTTAGTGATGGATGAAATGGTCTTGAGCATGATGTCTCCTTAAAACACGAATTTGATAATAATGAGAACGCTTATGGTAGAAGCGATAGGTAACACAAAATCCATAATGCCAGAGTAAGCGACCGTCATGTTTGTTCTTCCACACCAGCGTGCGTCTCATCATAAATCTGCTGTGCGCGAGCTTGTTGCAATTGTTGGACTTGGGCAAACGTCAACTTAGCGTCAATATCAACATACACGCAATCTCGTATTTTCTCGCCGTTAATCACAATCTCAAAATCTGCGTCGTATATCATGTTCCCCTCGCCATAACAATCCAATCAGTTCCGTTGCAATACAGCGTTGACCAAGCGCCGTCCGTTGCAGGCAGAATTGCCGTGCCTAATGTCGTGTCGCCAATTGGTTGCACGTTGCTCGTCGCAGATACCACAGTCTGCGCTTGTATCGTTTTAAAGTTTAACGTGCGACCCGTGGATGTGGTGGACGATGGCAACGTAACAGTCACAGTACCTGCCCTGTTAAAAATATACCAGTTGTACTCAGTTAAATTTGTAAGGGTCGCAGCCGTTACGGTAAAAGTTCCCGCTGCTTCTATGTCATCAAACAGATAGTCAGTTGCGCCGTTGTTATCAATAAATTCCGGTGCTAAAGAAATATTCTTGCTAAACCTAATTTTACTAATAGTCCCAGTTGGACTGAGAATGATTGAATACAGATTACTGTCAAAAATGTTGCTGCTGCCAGTAATGTTTGAAATCGACGATGTTGCATTCGACGCTTGAAAGAACACAGCGTAATTGTCGTTGTCAGCTTTCAACACGTTGTTGGATACGACAACATTTGAAATAACTGCGCTGGCGGCATTAGTCCGAACATACAGCGCGTAGGCCGTTGTGGCGTTAGCCAATGTGACGTAGTTACCCTCAACAATTAACCCGTTTACTGTCGAACTAGCTTTTTGTGACTGTACATAAATACCGTATACGCCACTGGCGTTTGTGTCACCGCCAGAGATTCGATTGTTTTTAATTAGAATCCCGTTCAACGCTGTAGGACCTGTGGTGGCGGCTAATTGAATGTAAATCCCAATCCCCACAGAACCATCGCCAGCTGCTGAAACGACAACAGTGTTATCGCTAATGGTTGCGCCGGAATATGTCCCGTCCTGAAACAGCGGTTGGTAAAAAATGCCGTTATCTAGCGGGTTAATAACTGTGTTGCCGATAATTGTGGTGTTCGCACCTTGGCTAATAATTCCATCGTGTGAACTAGAACCAAAGCGTGATGCTGAGTTGAGAACATGATTGCTCATAAACGTCGTGTACAAAGACGCAGAGTGTGAATCAAAACCTGCGTCTTTTGAACCGGACGCAGTACAGCCAATGACTTTGGTAAAAATATTGATACCATCAGACCCACCGATAGTTACAGTATGTCTGTTGTCCTCACCCCATGAATTAGTGATGCTACAAGCGTAGCACCCATCAATTATGGCGTAACCGTAAGCCAAGCCAACGCCCGCCGAATTGAGCTGTCTACATTTATCAACAGTAGATTGATAGCATCGGTAGAATGAAACCGCTGCGTAGTCAAACCCTTCAAACTCACAATTGGTTATGTTGACGTTCTCGCCGTACTGAACATAGATAGCATTTTGCAGGTTGACGTTTGCGCCGATAAACGATACATGGTTAATGATTACGTTTTTAACTGGCGTAACTTTTGCAACCGTAGCAGTATCCGCCGTTGTAAACGAAAGCAACACGTTGTCGTATAAAGTAAATTGCGTGGACGAACTAATTGCTTTGATTCGTCCGTATTGCCCGTAAGTCACCGACGCTGCGGAATCCCAAACCGTTGTTGATTTTAAAAACACCAGATCATTAACGGCAAAACCCGCTGTGTTTGCAATTGTTATGGTGTTTGTGTTTATGCTTAAGTTAGCCGTCAATGCAACAGCAGTCCCCAAACTTCCGTAAATATCAATGCACCGATCAATGGACGCAGGCTGGTCTGCCATGTCTGAGAAATCAAACGTGGCGTTTTGGATAACCGTATTAGAATCTGTAAGTGTAAGCGGGGCGTTAACTTTGTATGTCAAGTTTTGCCCGTCAATTATCTTGCCATCAGCACCGTCTAAAGCGGCTTGGATTGCAGCTTGGTCATCTGTTGTACCATCGCCAGTTGCACCAAAATCTTTAAACGTAATGAATTCAGCCAGTTTTTCACAAACTGGCGTTTCTACTCCACCAATAAAAGGCGGGTCATAAATAACAGTGCAAGAATCTATAGTTGCGCTTGCACTTATTCCAGTCGCATCTAAAAAGTTGTAGACCATCGAGCCTTTGCTGTCTTGCACCAAGATGCTGAAGTTCACACCATCAATATAAACCTGAGCTGGAGTGCCAGCGTTTGAGATATATCCGTTAATTGTGCGTAGTGGCTGCGCTGCTGGGATGGTCAACGCCTCATCAAAAAAAGTAATGACAGGATTGGTCTGGGGATTAAGGTTTGCAACCCCAATCCAGACATAACCATTTTCTAATGGCTGACCATCACGGTCTTGGAAAACCGGAAAAGGTACTTGTATCGCCAATGCGCTCATTTTTCTTGACCTCTATCTAATGACTAATTAGCCATAATGAATATTACAATAGACTCTTTACGAGCGTACGATATGTTGATTCGATTTCAATTGATCTCATTTAATGCTCCTATTTGCCACGTACCAAGTTTTGAAACGCTGGCGAGGAAAGTAATTATCGGTGGTCATTCCAGCACCTCAGCAACTTCTTTGCCTACGGCCTGCACCGACTCAGCTTGAGTTTCAATGGTTGACATTAGCCTTTTAGCCAATGCTGCCTCTTCAGCAGAGCCTGGCTTTGTTTTGGACATTTGCAGCAACATATTTCTAACTGGTGCAGATTCGTAAATTCTAGCCAATCCGCCAACTGAGGCAGCCGCTACAGTTGCAAAATTACGACTACCAAAGAACTCAAGCAAAGCATCAGCTGCCAAAAAAGGTACAGCCTGAACGCCTGTGGCGGGAGCTGCCGCTGCCTGTGTCGCACGTTTAGTTATATTTAAAACTCTGGTCAATCCTTCGATACGCTTTAAATCGTCTCCAGTAAAGAATACGCCAACCGAATCACCCATTTTCTTGACGTTATTTGCAAACTTATCGGGTGATATAACTTGACCCTCTGCCACATCAACCGTTGCGTCTTTGCCTGCTTTAGCTAAAATTGCAGCCCTAGCAGTTGCTCGACCTTCTGGAGTGAGCTTAGAGTAGAGAGCACGCACTTCGCTTGGCTTACCTCTAAAAAGCAAGTTTTCAATAACTTCTGGTTTGACATCACCTTTTAACAAGACGGATTTAAGCGAGGCATTTCGCATATCGCTTGCTGTGTCACTCAATCTCTTGTTTGCGACCATAAATTTATCAACGTCTCGACGCTCACCAACTTGTTTAATAAAGTCGATCATATCTTTTCGTAAAGGGTCATAAACAGCACGCAACGCCTTCTCGCCTGCATCTCTAGCCGCCAAGCTCATTGGCCGAGCTGGATCATCCATAAAAATCTTGGCCAACTCATCTTGACGATAAGCCTCCAGTTGAAACAAATCTCGCTCTTTAAGGTCATCCTTTATTTGCCTGAGTCTTTCAATAGCCTCATCAGAGCCTTCTGTGCGCCTTCTCGTTAAATTGGCAATCTGGTCATCGATTGCCTGAGATGCTTGCGTTACAGGCACGATGCCTTTATCTGATAGTCGATTGATGACTTCTTTCTTAGCTTTTGTATATTTTTGAATGTCTGATGATCTTTTTCTAAGCAAATCCTTTATCACATCGTCGCCTAACCTTGCGACATCATCAGCCCCATAGTCACGCAGCAGATTACGCACAGCATCAATTCGCTCTACTTGTTGAGATTGACGAATTCCGCTTGTGCCAACAAATGGGATTCTTTCTCCAGCAGTCTGTAATATTTTTTCTGGAAATGTTCTAGGTGGACGAATATCGCTAGTCAATAAGCGAATACGCTCACTCTCGGCCTGTGCAATCTCAGGAGGCAATGGTTGTCTTGCTCCTGTTGTGCGAGGCATTGTTGCTCTTTGGCCTGCAACACCACCCGCAACGCCACCGACCAAACTAGCCGCCAACTCTGCGCCAGTACCTAATTCTGCTTCTCTTGCACCCGCACCCGCTGCGCCTGCGCCTGCCCCACCAGCAACCTGTGCAACGGGCTGTGCGCCCAACTGTCTACCAACCTCACGGGTCACAGAAACTGGGGCTGCCGCTGCCTGAATAGCTCGACCTGCACTTGCTAAACCTCCAGCACCAGCAGCACCAGTAACCGTAGACTGTAGAATACGCTCGGCTGCTGTCTTTGCCTGTGGTACACGAACACGAGTCAGCAAATTTTCAATTGCCTGCGTCGGCATTGTGAACTGCGTCCCCAATAAACTGTTGACAGCACTCACAACGGGGTCAGCCACAAGTGTAGCTCCTGCCATCGCACCAGCACCCGCTATTGCACCTGGTACTGCGCCAACACCAGCAAATGGCGCACCCGCAAGCGCACCAATGGCCGCACCTGTCGCAATCGGAGCAAGACCCCTAGTGACCGCACCCATCAAGCCTTCGCCAGTTGCAATTGGCTGTCCAAGTTGAAAGCCCTCTGGAACTCCGACCAAACCACTCGCAACATCTCGCTCAAGGTCTGTCCTTTCTTGAGGAGTCATGCGACCGCTTCTGTAAGCCTCCAGAACAGGGTCAGGGAGCATATTTGCAGTTGGTGCAGCAGCCGGAGCAGCTTGTCCTAACGATGCGCCTTGGGGGATCATAATCCTGCCAGCACGCACATCCGACTCATACTGCTGAACTTCTTGTGGTGACATCCTGCCCGAACTATATGCTTGAAAGATGTTAGCGATAGCACTATCAGGAATTTCAGTTCGTTGCGATGTTGTCGCTTGTTCCTGATAGGATACTGTGATCGGACCTGAGCTAGATGTGACCGTTCGGGTCTGTGGTTCGCCTGTTGGTTGTCCTGTCAATTCACCTAATCCAGACATCGTGCGAGTAATGTATGACTTGGTGATCGGCCCCCAGTTCTTTGGGTCTGTGCCGCCATGATACTCAGCAAAAGCCCTAGACTTATCGCCTTTATTGCGATCCAGAGAGTCTTTCAGAAACCGACCCGCTACCTCTGCCGCATTCTCTGGGCTGAGATAAGGGTCAACACCATAGGCTTTAATGGCCAGATTCCGAGCCGAGGGGATGATCTGATAAGGAGTGCGAGCGTCCGCTGATGACACCTGATCGTTATTGCTTCGCTCACCATAGAGCACAACCGCACGCAGCATCCCGTCAGGCAAGCCAAGTCTTCTCTCAGTGTTTGTTGAGAGTTCAGACCAGTATGGGTCTTTATAGGAATTCGGGACGGGAGTTGCCATTATTGCCCAGCCTGTGGGTTAGCGTATCTCATATAACTTGGTTGACCACCGCTTGGCGCAGGCGTTGCGCCAGATGATCCTCCGCCTGTGCCTGGTGGAGTTGTTGCCCCTGGAATATTCCCTCGTTGTGTTTGATCTCCGTATTTTTTCTCAGCAAATTCCAACCAATTACCAAGGTTACGCCCAGGCTTAGACAGATATTGTGCTTGCTCAGAGATGTAATTAGACAGCTTAACTTGTGCGTTACGTTTTCTAATGAGCCAATCTCTAAGTTGCTTTTCTTTCATATTGAGAGGCAAAGCAGTTTCAAGAGCAAGGGATAATTCACCCTCGGACAAAGCACCAAACGTGACCGACCCAATAATGTCCAAACCTAATCGTCTTTGAACGTTTTGCAACTCAATGGTGGAGGCCTTCCAGTTTGGAAACTTGCTTGCAATAATTCCGGTATTAGCACCAGCATCAAGTGCAGCAACAGCACTATCCAAATTTCCTAAGTTAGTCCTAATTTTTCCAACTAACTCAAACGCCTTTTGTGCCTCTACTTGACCGATTTCAGCACCTTTTCTCGCACCAGAACGTAGACCTTGGATGTCTGCACCAAATTCCTCTGCGTCCCTGATCGCAGTCACTCGTTCATCGCCAGCCAGCTCAACACCGTCTGGGCCAAGGACTCTAGTAACGCCTTTTTTAGTCAGAATAATTGTTGTCCCGTCAGGCAGAATCTTGCCTGATTGCACGTTGTCATTATCCTCTTTTAAATCTTGATTAAGTTTTGCAAGAGTTGCTGCTTTTATCTGTGGTCCAAATGCTGCTTCAGTTTCTGATATGCTTACCTCTGATGGTGCTTTCAACGCCTTAGTCGTGGCATCAATAGCCTTATCACCGTTAGGCAAAGTTGCAAGCAGAATTCCAATACTTTTTTGCGCTGCGCCTGGGTTGATTTCAGCCAGCTTTGCATAAGTCCGAAAAGCCTCGGCCTGCGCCCTGTTGCCACTATTCTCTAAAGCAGTAGCTTGGGTATTTAAGAAGTCGATGCCAATCTTTGTATTACCAGATGCAAACGCAGAATATGCTTGCCCAGCGACCAAGAGTTGATTATCTTGTTGATCTTTTGTCCCTGCCTGAAATACATCAAGCACGCCTTTGAGTTGAGCAGCAGGAAGCAAAAATGCTACTCTTTTTAAATCTCCAGATGTTGGGTTAGGGTTTGCATTCAACGTCTGAATCTCTTGCTGCAATTGCTGCTGACGAATTACATCCTGCTCCTGCGCCTGTCTGCGAGCTTGAATCTCAGCCAATCCAGTACCAAGTTGTGCGCCCTGTGCAAAGGCTTGGAATGGACTCTGAACGTCAATGTTGTAGTTTGCTGGTTGTACCATTTAAAACTCCTTTATCCGAATCCAAAGCCTGGCGTTACGTTACCGCCTCGACCTTGCATTCCATATTGCAGACCTAAGAATTGAGATGGTAAGTTGAATACACCAGACAATGCTCTTCCAGATGCCAACGCACCACCCGCCTGAGCCGATCCAATGTCACCTTCCAAGGTTGAGATTCTTGCGCCCGTCTGGATTCCTGCCGTACCCACACCCGCAGCCGATTGCTGACCGAGAGTTGTCAGTCCTGCCAAACGACCATATTGACGATCAATTTCAGCCTGTAGCATAGCGGGCCTGAACTGTCCGAGTGCGCCTTGGATGTTTCCACCTCGCAGCCCACCCGTTGCAGATGCGTTCTGCAAAATTGCCTCTTCGCCTTGTCTTGCTCTAGCTTCGAACAACTCACTAGACTCAAGTGCTGCAATCGCTGCTCGTTGAGCCTCTGGCCCACCCATGCCAATCAAGGCTTGCTGTTGTTGCAAAGCAGGGCCACCAACATCAACGTAAGGCTTCAAGAGTTCACGCACCGCATCAAATTGTCGACGCTGCTCTTCTATGCCTCGTTCGGAAGCCTCTGTTTGTGCTTTAGCTGCTCGTCCAGCTGCATCGCTCTGGATAGCACCACTTATCAGCGATGAGCCAGCGACCACTAGTCCTGTGATTGGATTAGGCATGATTAAACTCCTTCATATAATCTTCAAATGTCTCGCCATAAAGTGCCATGACTTGGCTGGCTGCCTCAGTTGCTTTGCTTGTGCCATGACACAACGCCACGGTCATCAAGACAACATCGTAGTATCCTGCACGCCACACGAAAGAGCGAGCATCAGCACGACCAGCTCGTTCGGCTTGATCGGATGCTTGCCACTTCAATATCATGGATGCCACTACAGGCGTGAGAGTCTGCGAATTCACAATCCAGAAACTGTTTTGGTTCATACCGACCAAAGTATTCCAGATGCAGGCATTCAAATCCTTGCGCTCGACAGCATCGCCATCAGCAACATCGTCAAAGACTTGAATCGCACCCCAGAGCATCATCAGCCAATCGACTGCTGGCGCAGGCAATGCTAGACTTTTCTGTAGGTTCTCTCTAAGCCAATCAGTCATGCGCCCCCCAATGGGATAAGCTGCTGGTGGCTCAATAGACTCAGCAATGGCATTTTCACACAAATTGTCATTTCAATCCATCTCTTCTTCACGGTCTTCCCAAGCCTGACAAACCCTCATGTCATTGCAGATGAAATTGAGCTTCTCGCAATGACCACGGAAACCATAGCCCGTATCGTAGCCTGCCATCGGGATGCGCTCGATGCGAACCTGTGCCATCAGACTGTTGTCGTAATATCCACAGTTTGAGCAATGCTTGCGTCTTGCGTCTTTTTCGTCGCACTGCATCGCATCAGCCAGAACCTTGTAAAACTCAGGGTTTGCCTTGGGGTCGTTGCTAGGTTCTTCTGGACCGTAATACCAGTTCTCCACAGCAACAATAAAGTTCTTTTTGTTCTCAGCTGGAGACAAGAACTCCTCTTCACTGGGCAGGCCCATGAAACCCTTGGGGATAATCATAAAGTTCTTCATTGCGTTCCTTTAAGTAATCTCTCGGCCTGATGCCCGAATGGTCAAAGATGTGGCTGCGCTCGCAATTGTCGAGATAAACCCACCTGATTCTAATACCTGACCCACCAGTTCTGGGCAAGTATAAGTCGCATCTGCCGCAATACTGGTCGCATCAATGATAAGGTTTGACGCATCCGCAGAACCTCCAGATGTGACTAGATTACAGCTGAATGTGAGGTTACCCGCAGTCGTATTGGTAACTGTGAATTTATCAATGATGGCTTTTGCATTGACTGCCGTATACTGGGTCGTTTGGGCATTTTCTGCCTGCTTTGCTGGTATCAGCACCTTTACTGTGACAGCCATGATTGCTCCTTAAATTGCTTCCGCACCGCTTGCGATGATAGTCAGACCAGTGGATGTGGCTTGAATCTGGATGGTGTCCCCTGCGTTTAATACTTCAATTCCGTTGTATTGCAAAGCATTGGCGTTCGGCACAGAAACATCATAGAGAAAAGCGTTTGATGTGCCTGCTGTGCCTGCTGATGGGACTAAAAACACCCGCACATTGATTGATGCTGCTGTGGTGTTGGCGATACTAAATTCTTTCAGCAATGTACGGGTTGCAGCTGGGACTGTGTAAAGCGTTGTCACGCCTGTGGTGATGGCAGCCTGTCCAAACTTGGTCGGGGTAATTACATCGAAAGCCATGTCAGCACCTGATTTGATCGCACTCTGGCGGTTTGGTTTGCAAAGGGCAAGATGCCATTGACATCATGTGACAGCTCAATATTGTTCCGCACCGGAGCTAATGCCAGTAATTCTACGTCTTGATCCAGTTCGTTGATCTGCGACAGAGCATCGTTGGCTGTTGCCTGCGCTGTTCCAACTGCAATGGTTACTACAAGGATGTCATCTGGTGAATCTACAACGGTATCAGCAACAGCAAACAAATTCTCAAACTGCTTGATCTGTTCAAAATCGCCCAGAAAAGATGCAAGTTGATCTCTTGTCAGTCTCAAAGGTCTAAAGTTTTTAGCCATTAGTATGCTAACCCTTCAATCTTCGCCTCAAGACGCACAAAAGAAACATGAGAATCACTGTCCCCACGAAACTTCTGGATTCTAAAGTTCCTCATGTGTCCCTGTTGAAACCATGACAGACGCTTGGATGTGTTGCCAATCGTGCCAACCTTAATAAATTTCTCTTGGCTGTACGACAGACCATCCACCGAGTAACTGGTGCTGATCTGGGGATCAACGCCTAAAGCGACCCGACCCGTTAAGCTGACCAGCTCCATCTGGTGAAATAATGCACCCTTTCCCTCGTTGTAGACGATGAGCGTGCCGAACTCCCAGCGCACCTGTTCGCCCCAATGTGACCCAATCGTGTCATCCAAATAGCCAATATTGCTAGACTGTGGATCGCCGATCATCCATTTGTCGTACACCCAAATCAAATTTCTTGCACGATACTGGGAGAACCCAACTATTGTGGATGTCAGGTTAAACCATACCAAATCTTGCAAAGCCTGAGACGCAGCCGCATCAAACACAATCGTTCTGTCTGGCAGATGAATGTACAAGTGCTGATGCGCTCGATCATTGCGTGCCTCTAGCTTTACTTGAGCGAGCTGCTCTTCTGTGAATTGCAGCAGAATCTCATCGACCTCTTGAGTGCTGATCTTCTTGGCCATTCCATTTGCGCCAAGATAGATGCCTGGTGCTTCATTGCGTCCGCTTCCCAAGAATGCAATCGTCTCTTGGAAAACACAGCACGCAAATGTACCCACCACGCCTTTTTGAACCTGTGCGCCTTCAATCCTCGCAAATGGGAATAAAGCTCCGCCCACGTTGTCAAACACCTCAATCGTGTTTCTGTTTAACGCATAGACTTCATTGCGTAGCTTGAGCAATGCCACCACAGGGTCAGGATCAGCTTCAGAGCTTCCGTATTTGAGAGGGTTGACTACGAACGGGTCTGACAGTTCTGTGACCACCAAGAACTCGCCGTCGGTGGTCATAAAGTAACCATCGACCCATACGAAATCCAAAACCACACCCAAATCTGGATCGGTTATCTGCTGTAGAAGCGTGCCATCCCAAAGATACAAGCGACCGCCAGAAGCAATACCAAGGTAATCAAAACTATAGTCAAAGGTCACCAATTCAGTTACAGGGCCACCAACATCGCCAAGAACTGTGACCACGCCAGCACTTGAAATTTCAACGAACTTAGTCCCCATGACTCGATAAAGCTCACCACGATAATTCACGCCACCTCGATCCGCCCCTGGCCCTGTTCCGTTTGCCACGATGCCATCGCCTGGGCGCAAATAGCCAGAGCTGATCCCGCTTGTCTTTGGGACAGGCACAAGGTTGACAGGGTAAGCTGTTCTAAAGTCTGGCCCGTTGTCGGTAAAGATTCCGCTGAGGATAGGAATTTGCATTACTTTTCACCTACTGATGGCAAGACCTTTTTTTCTTTATCCCAGTATTCTTTGTAGTTTTTGGAAAAATATTCGGCATCTGCCTCATTGTCAAAAGAAATGTAGTCCTTGCTTTTTAACGCCCGATCAAAAGCATCATCACCATAATTTTTCAATTCTTTATTTTCGTATGCAATTCTTGGGTAAACAATAAACTTGTTTGGCCCAGCTTCTGAATATTCCATCTGGTGTGTGGCAATATTACCTTCACCTAAGTCCATGACTGGGTATGCCTCTGGGTTCAGAATCCTGCGGACAAAGTTTTTCCCTTGGTTTTCATTTAATACATTTTTAAGGGTTTCGTAATCCATTATTATTTCGCCTTGTTGCGTGCACTGATGCGTTTTGCTTTAGCCTGTGCGTCTGCCTTGCTAGATGCGCCCCAAGCGTTAAGACTTAGCAACAATCTAGTAGGCTTTCCATCTTTGTACTCTGGCCCTTCATTGCCACCCATGCGAGCCAAGAAACTAGCTCGACGGGGATTGTCACCAGACTTAACAGGAGATTTCAGATTCATGCCCTCGGCCTTGGCACTCGCACGACCCTTGGCATTTAAGCCACCCTTGGGGTTCTGTCCTTCCTTGCGAGTGTAGGCTGGGCTTTTCATCTGAATCTCTTAATCTTCTCTGCGACCTTCTTAGGTTGTTTAGCAAACTGCTTGCCCTTTGCTGTAGCTTCCCGCTTGGCCTTGGTGGTGGCTGCATACTCGGCTGGTGTCAGAGCTTTGATCGCCGCAGCTGGCAGATAACGCTCACCCGTCTCGGATGACTTCTTGCCAGACTTCGTGCGCCAATCCTGACTTCCCCAATCCTTGAGGCTTTTCTGAGGGGCTTTCATTTTTTCTTGGGTGGCGTATGGGTTAGATTCTTACTCTTATCTGTGTGTTTAGCACCAGTCATCAAAGTAGAACCGACCTTATGCGTTGAACCCGTGTACGGTTTTCCGCTTGGTAAATAGTGGGTTTTGACCTTGCTCATTTATATCCCCCCCCCTTCTCTTTGTACTTCTTTGCTAAAAGTTGCGCCTTCCTTGCTGACCACTCACCCGCTGCCGTACCCTGCACAGCTGCACCCTTGATCTCCGCAAAGAGACGCTTTCGCATCGTTGGCTTTGTATAGTTGCCAGCTGCGTTGACCGAGGATTTGGGTTTAGTAGCCATCAAGTGTCTACAACTTTAATGACAGCAAAGCGCAAAATCACAGCTTCTGACAAAGAGCCTAACGAAACGTTGCGAATGTTGATGTCAGCAGTGCCGACACCACATGAGGCATTCAGGGTATACGAGCCAAGCGTGCCGCCTGATATGTGATTCATTACGATAATGTCGCCAGATTCAACTGTGCTGTTGGTCATCGTAAAAGATACGGTGGTGGATGCAGCCAATGCAGCGCCATTCATCGTTATTTGACCGCATGACTTGTTAAGCGTCACAGCTGTAGCTTTGCTCGTGGCTTGTAGCACACCGCCGCCTGCGCCGACTGCATAACCCTGCTTCCCAGTTCCAGTGATGACTTGATTGCCAGTGGTTGATAGACTTGTGCCTGTAGCTGCACCGATAACTGGTGTCACCAATGTTGGGGTGTTCGCAAATACATTTGCGCCTGTGCCAGTTTCATCAGTTAATGCTGCGGCCAAGTTTGCGCTTGATGGGGTTGCCAAAAATGTTGCAATGTTTGCAGCCAAACCCGATACGCCAGTGGCTATTGGCAAACCAGTGCAGTTGGTCAATGTTCCAGAAGTTGGTGTGCCTAGAATCGGTGTCACCAATACCATGCTGGTTGATGTGCAAGCAGAAATGTTGCCGCTTGCAACCGTACCCAGTGTTGGTGTGACCAATGTTGGGCTTGTGTTAAACACCAAAAGACCTGTGCCTGTCTCATCGGTCATCGCAGCCCGTAGATTGGCACTCGTTGGGCTTGCCAAGAAAGTCTGAATGCCAGCAGCATAGACCGTCTCAGCGTTGATCTGATACCAAGAATTCGTTGGCTGATAGAACCGGATTGCTGTCGCTGTTCCTGCGGCTAATGATGTCACGCCACCGTAAATAGCCGACGCACCATTTAGAGCAATTGTCAAAGACGTAATCTCTTGCGTTGTCGTAATCAGCACCGACGTACCATCAGGCACACCAGTATTCAACGGAAGCGTAATCGTGCCAGTTGCGAGCGTGCCAGCAGGCTGCAAGAGCATCCATTGATCGTTACTGACAGGCGTAGGCACTGTGATATTAAACCCGTTGCCAGGCACAAACAGATTGACCGATAGTGTCGGCGAGGCAAAGCTCTGTTGAAAGAAAGTCAGCAAACTGCCGATTGACGTTCTGCGAGCATCGCCATTGTTCGGCGAATAAACGGGCAGCTGATCTCCGCTTGAAATCGGGCTGAGTAAGGGCAATTGATTGATGGTTGGCATGACTGTTCCTTAGTTGTATTCGATTGGACCGTCTGGACCAGCGTCCACAGGGAAATATGGTGGTCTGACAAACGGGTTGTCGTAACGCCAAGGCTTGTTTCCTGCACCCGCGGGCATCGTGCCAGGCAGCTGCTTCTCAAGAGGATAAGTCGCACGCTGAAGCAGGATGTCGTACCCTTGCTTGGCCACAATCTTGGTCTCTCCCATCACGGTCTTGCCGTAACTTGGCGCAAGTCTGATGCCCAGAGAGCAGATAATCGCCTCGTATGCTGAATCCGGCACATTGGTCTCTTCGTCAAGATCACCATCTTGAGGACTTGAGGGGATGGGATAACCTAAGCGAATACCCTTACCGTTCCAATCGGCCATCATTGCATCGAGTCTGCGTCTGGCAGTATCAATTTGCTCAGGCTGCATATCAAACACATAGGATGCAAGACCGATTTCTTCCAGAGCAGCTGTAATGAACTGCCGCTTGCTATACCCCATGTCAGCCTCCTAGTGCTGTTGCAATGAGTAAACTTAATTTCTTGTCTGACGTTCTGCCATCGAATTTTATGCCAAGCTCACGAGCTTTGATAGCCATCTCTTCACGGGTCGGGGCAGACTCAACAATGGGGTCTGGCTCAATGGCCTCAACCGACTCAAATGGCTCTCTGACTCGCACATTCATTGGCGATGGAAAGTAAACCTTGATGGCCTTGCGCTCAATCTGAGCCTGTTTCTTGGCTTTTTTCTTAGCCAGACGCACCTCACGCCACTCGGCACGAGGTGCATTCTTAATTATTGCTGCGGACTTAATCATTTCTTTTTTGCGGCTTTCTTGGCAGGCTTGTTCATGCTGTAAGCCATAGCCACGGCTTGCTTTTGGGGCTTGCCAGCTTTCATTTCTTTCTTGATAGTCTTGGACATCATATCGCCCATTTTCTTACCCATCATAGTGTTCTCCAAAAAAGAGGGCAGGCCAACATCTCTGCTGGCCTGTTTGGTTCATTAACTGATTCGATACACAATATAGGTAGCATCAGCAGTTTTACGCAAACGGAAACGTGCAGACGCACCAGCTGTTGCAGCCGTTGCAGCTGACCCAACAATGGTCACGCCTGTGTTGACTGTAATAGTCAAAGCAAACGCAGCCAAAGTTATGACCGAGAAGTCAAACGAATCACCAATCGCAAACTCTGTTGCCAGATCGAGGTTTGTAGCCAGTGGCAACTGAATGCTTCGAGTGGTCGTTGGCGTTGCCGTTACGATACCAGTCAAAACTTCCGCTGCTGTGGCAATCATCGACGCACCATCAGCAATGTTCGCTGGCGCACCCTGAGGCTGCCAGTTTCCATTGTTGCTGATCGTTGGTGCTACACCAACAGCGTAGTAAGCACCTGATGCACCAGCTTGAATAGTGACGTTGGTTGCAATGGTAAATGCGCTTGAGACATAAGTAGTGTTGTCAGTCGCAACCGTCAACAAATCTTGTGCTTCAGGGAAATTGGGGAAACCAACTTCCTGAAACACGCTTGCTGGCGAGTATGCTTGAACGGCGATTTTCTCGCCTGCTGGCACAGTAACTGTCGCAGTGCCTTGAGTAAAAATGATGTTATAGGACATGATTATTTCCTTTAAGGAGTCTGGTTAAACAACAAGATACCAGACATTTCTGGCTGCTTATTGACCACACCAAAGAGTGTATCGAGACGATACTTGGTCTTCATTGTGTTCACATCGTATTGCTTCTGCATCACCAACTCGATGCCCTGATCTGTCGAGGCACGCATGACTGCGACACCAGCATCAGAAGGCACAGCGTAACGACCAGGCAGAATCTCAAGAGCATCTTTCTGCCAGAAGCAGTTGATCGGTGCTGTGTCAAGGTTCAGACGGGTCATCGTTGCTGTTGCGTTAGGCGTAACGATACAGTTCTGGTATTGCAGTTCTGCATCAGTTCCACCTTGAGCCGAGATGATCGGTGGTGTGATAAC